GATTATGGAATCGAATGTCCAGAACTGGATTCGCAATGGGCAGGGATTTAGCACATCAACTGATTTGATCACAGGGGCGAACACTGCGTACTACGCCATGTCCATCTTCAATCCAAGCAGCGCTAAAAATGTGCTGATTACGCGCTTTGCGGCAGTTATCCAGGCCGCGAGCACAAACTTTGACGCATTTCTGTCGACGGCCGACCCGGCATTTGCTACAGCGCTAACGCCGCTCAATTTGAAGGCAGGGTCCGCTACGGCAAGCGTGGCCAGCGTGACGGCGACGCCAGGAAGTGCAAATATCGGGTCGTTACCGGCGAGCAAGAAATTCCGCGAGACGGTGACTCCTGCTGGCGCAGAATGCGACATTTTAAAGAACGGGACCGTTATCCTGCTGCCAGCAGGCAGCGCAAATGGCGTGTCGTTGTACCTGTACAATCCCGGGGCAAATGACAAGTTCTCGTTCTTTGCCGACTGGATCGAGTTTTAACTGCGTAATAAATGTCATCCTGAGCGAAGCGAAGGATCTATACTCCGCTCAGCGAGAGATCCTTCGCTTCGCTCAGGATGACAAAGAGTGAAAATGAAAGGGAAAAAGATATGATGGATTTAGCAGAATTCACTTGGGGCAGGTATCCAGGCGGCTCTGTCGTTCCTGTTGGCTCCTATGTGGAGCTGAGGACACTTGGCTATGTACAGAGCACTTCAGATCAGACCTTGCCACAAGATGGCGTTTTCTTCCGCGTCGGCACTGCCGGTAACGAGTCGGCGGCAACGCTGGCAACCACTTTAAATACAACGTTGGGGACTTCGTACACCTCAGGCTCACTGCATAGTGCCACCGGCTCTGACAACGTGCCGCAGCCGGGTACGGGCGCGGATGACGCGTAAGGCATAGCGCTGTCATCCTTCGCTCCTTGTCATCCTGAGCGATAGCGAAGGATCTGTCACATGGGAAGAGATCCTTCGCTGCCGCTCAGGATGACAAATGGGCACTTAGGGTGACAAATGGGCGCTCAGGATGACAAATGAGGGCTTAGGGTGACAAAAAAAGGATTTACATGCAATGATTATCAAGCGTGGCATATTACAATCGTTTGATGCAACGACATATACTGCATCGGTTCTGTTGTTCGAGGCCACCTCGTACTTTCTGCCGGGTGTGCCGGTTTCCAATACAATTGATGGAACCTCTGCCCAGGTCGGTGCGCTGTGCGCGGTGCTGTTCTTCGACGAGCAGAACCCTACGGATGCGGTTGTGATTGCCACGTTTGGGAACGGAGGGTCGGGTATTCCCTCGCCAGCGCCAGGTAGGATTACGTTTGTGAGTGGGTTTAGGCAGATCAACAGCGTGACGATCAATGCGGGCACTACGCAGACGTTTCAGATCAGCGGGAATGGGGGTATACCGTCGGGGGCGACAGGAATACTGTACAAAGCCTACTTCAGCAGCCCTACGGCCAATTCGTATATAACGATCTGCCCGCACAATCCGAACGATAGCAATGCGTATGGGGCGATTGGGAATCTGCCTGCGGCCAACGCGTACCTGAACGGCAACGGGTTGATCCCGCTGGACAGTACGGGACAGATTGACATTTTCGCTGCCACGGGCAATTGCACGGTATGGTTGTACACGTACGGATATGTAGTGTAAGTCTGTCATCTTGTACATCGCTGTCATCCTTCGCTTCACTCAGGATGACAGCGATGTACAAGATGACAAAAAGGAGATAGGAGATTGATATGCTGCTATCGGATATTGAGGGATATGTCCGGCAAGATTTATTCGATCCTGCGGGGTCAAACCAGCGCTGGGCGAATACAGACCTCGACCGTGCAATTGATAAGGCAGTAGAGCGTTACAGCCAGTGCTACCCGAACATTGTGTTCGTGGACATGAATACGCAGCCCTTTCAGAGAACCTATCCCTATCCAGTGCCGTGGGACGCATCGTACCCTGTCTGGTGGATCGAGCGAGTGTTGTATCCATTGCAAAGTTATGGGTCATACTTCAACCCACCCGCCGCACCGAGCCTGGCATTGCTTGTGCAGGCAGGTGGAAACTTGTCAGTGGGAACGTACGGTTATGCAGTAACTTTCCTCTCACAAGGTGGTGAGACCACGCCTTCGTCCCTCGCGTCGATTAACCAATCGAACGGATTGAATGCGAAAATTTCAATAACCAACATCCCGATAGGGCAGAATACAGTGAGCACGCCTGGAGTAGCGACTAATACGGTGATCGGGCGCAACATCTACCGCACGACTGCTAATGGAGCAACCTTGTACCTGCTGGCAACGATTGCTGATAACACAACCACAAGCTATACCGATGGTGCTCCTGATGCGAACCTGAGCGGCAAGCCTACACCTCCGGCGGTCAATACAAGTGGGGTCATGGTCTGGCCGCCATATGAGCGCGATTTCGCGGAGTATTCTAACCTCTACGATAGCACGGCTGCACTAGCCGCTGGCGGCAATATGGGATCAATGGGTGCGATTGGCATCGGCAATCCCCCAACAGGCGATATCGGAATTGGGAACCCGAGCTTCACCATCAAGCTCTCAAGCGCGGAATTGCCGCAAGATAATACGCTGGTGCTGCGTGTGTTTTACGCTACGAAACATCAGCTAGATTCTAATGGCTCAACCATTCCGGACGTGCATCGAGACATTATCGTGCTGGGGGCATGTGCCTATGCAATGGAGGCCTATCAAATTCCAACCAATGACAATTTCGATTTCCAGGATGGAGCGCTGCGCGATAGGATCGATGACACAAAGATTCCTGTAGCCTGGCTGACAGCAGCGAAGAACAAAATGCAACAGTTCGAGTCGATGCTGGAGGCGATTAAGGAGCAGCGAGACTTCGCCAGCAGCAGTCGGGTGCATTGGGGAGACATAGCTGCGAGGTATCCAAGGCTGTAGTCAATGTCATGCTTCGCTCCACTCAGCATCCGCTGGCATGTAGATGCTTCGCTCCACTCAGCATGACAAATAGGTAGCCGATGTCATGCTGAGCGGAGCGAAGCATCTCTACGCACCGTGAGGGATGCTTCGCTCCGCTCAGCATGACAGATTCAAGGGAGGTGCTGTAATGTTCGAATCTCTCTCGGTGATTCTGCCGTTGCTCAACACCATCTTGTTTATCGGGTTTGGCATCGGTGGGATTATGGCGTATCGCAATGGGAAGACGAGGACGGCAAACGAGGTGCAGGATCGCGTGATCAATGCGATGCAACATGAGCTTGATCTGCAGGCTAAGCGTATTGATGAGGTAGTCAAGGAGAACACCAGGCTGGAACACGTGATTTTGTTGATCAAGAAAGCATTGATGCAGCGAGGGCTATCCGTGACAATTGATGGGGAGTTGGTGACCTTACACGGCGCGGATGGCTCGATGACGCAAGCTACGAGAATTGTGGGATCTGAGGAGTGCAACTAAATGGCTAGTTTGATATCCATCCCTCCAACGACGCTGGCGCGTCTACCCTTCGGGTCAGGAGGGATGATATGACTACAGTAGGCGCTGACTGCGAACTCATTTTAGACGGGACGGGGTACTTTGTGAAGCCCGGATCATACGTGATGAAACAGCCGAGGGTACGCAAAGCGACGGTGAGAGCGGATAACGGTGAATCGTACGTGGACCTGGGACCTGGCAAGCGGGTGTGGTCATTCGTTGTGCTATGCAAGAACGACCTTCTAAAGTATGACGGAACGGCAACGGGTACGACAGGCCAACAATATCGCGATGCGCTGCGCACCTCATACACGGGTTCGGTTGGCACGACGATCAATTTTGTGGATCCACTGAATAGTTCTCCGGTGGCGGTTCATTTTGACGGTTACGCAGAGTTGGTGCTGAATCTACATTCACAGCAGGTAGGGCTGCAAGCAGGCACGCCAGGTCTTTCATACGAGGTGCACGTGGAGTTGGTTGAGGCGTAGGCAAATGGGTAGTTTTTACAGTACATATTACCCCCTTTACTTGACTGCTCAGGTTGATGTTCCTACACTTTAAGTAATGTAGGGACAGGTGGGGGCCTTGTGCCTGTCCGTCCAGGAAGGGGTAGATGTGATGGGTTGGGTAAATTCTGGGGGAAAAAAGAAATGAAACTAAGAGGAAGGAAGCCTGTCATGGCGGCGCCGGTAGCGGCGCTGCTGTTCGCGTGTGTGGGGATGGTCGGGTTAGCGCTTGTGTCTGGTCGTTTGCCTGGTGATGTGTTGGGCAGACATATAGTACACGCGGCTAGTTGTAGTGGAAGCGCGGTAAGCAATCCATCTTCAGGGCCGGTTGGAGCAGTGATTGCGGTGTGCGGATCGGGCTGGTCATCAGTAGCTGACGGGACGCCAGTTTCCTTCGGATATAGTACGGATCCCAATTGTGCTTCCAACAACACGATTGTAGAGAATTCGCAGCAAGGGACGATGCAAGGAGGCAGTTACAGTGGCTGGTTTCGCTGGCCCCTGAATACGTCGCAGAGCACGTACACAGTATGCGCATTTATAGCTAACATTGCGGCACCACCAGCCAATACGTATACAGTGCTATCAACCTCTCCACCACGGGTAACAATTGCTCCTACTCAAATCCATCCCGGCCAATCGGTGACGGTAACCGGCTCTAATTATCTTCCCGGCGGAACATTCGTATTGCTGACATTTCAGCCAACGAATGGTGGATCTGTTCAAAGCCTTGGCTCGACGATCTCTAATAGCAATGGTTCCTTTTCCATCTCAAAAAATATACCGGCTAACTCGCTCGGTTCGGACATGATTGTGGCGAATACTGGATCAGGTCAGCAGCCAACACTTAGCGCATCGGTGACATTTACTGTAAGCAGTGCCCCTGTGCCAACTCCTCGCCCAACTGCAATGCCGACCGCCCTGGTGGCAATAACACCAACGCCACTGCCAACGGCAACAGCAACAGGGATTGCCAAAACGCCGACGAGTGTGATCGGGCCAACTCCAGTTGCCGCGCAGAATACGGGGCCAGGCCAGACGCCGACCGCGGCCAATCCACCGATTACAACACAGAATAATAGCGGAACGAGCGCAGGGAATGGGCAAAGCGGGCAGAATACATTTTCACCTTTGCCCTTCGCACTTGGAGCAGTCATACTATTGTTCTTGCTGACTGTGCTCCTGAATGGCGTGCGGGCACGGAAAAAGCGCAGACGAGCAGCAGAACTGGAAAAGGAACTGGCTCCCAATAATGGTCCTCCCTGGGTAGGTGGCAACGGACTGATTGACAGTTATATGAATAACTCCATGAACCTTGCACCCGTTCCTCCGATGCCGGTGAATGGTGGGCAGATGATGCCGGGTGCCGGCGTTGGGCCAACAGCAGTAATGGGCGATTCAGCGGGGCA